CAGGAGCTTTAAGTACCTTACGTAATACTGCTGGATTTAAACAGTTAATAGATTTACTTACTTTTGGCAATATATTTGATCTTGTGGGCAGATTAGGCACAATGTCTACACCTAAAGCAACTTCTAATTTTACTTATGAACTAGGTGCCAGCGCTACTAAAGATATTGAGCGAGCGAATGCAATAATTAAAGGCAATAAAGCCCGTGCCACAGAATTGAAATTGTTAAAAGAAAAGAATGCGCTGGAAGCGTTAAAGATGAAATACGATACCGAGCGTATTGGTTTAATGAAAGCGCTCAATGAAGCAACTGATGAAGAGACCCGCACACGTCTTGCCGAGAAGTTAGCAATCTTAGATGGCAACGCAGCTAAAGCACAGCAATATTTAGCAGACACAGAATTAACATTCCAAACAAATCAACTGGCTAAGTCTATGAATAACGCTGCATTATCAGCTGATGTATTTTCTAACTTTGCTATGGGCGCGGTTCAACGTGGCGAGTACGCAGATGCTTACAAAAACCTTAGTAACGTACCTAGCAGTGGTGGCGGATACGTACCAGCACCATCTATGACTATGGCTGCAGATTATCAAGCATACCGAGCAGGTGAGCGTGGCGATGTAGTTGTAAACGTGGCTGGATCAGTATTAACCGAGCAAAGTTTAACCGACACAATTACAGACACTATATTAAGAATTAACAAAATGGGCCGTGGTACTACACCTGCAGGCGGTCTATCTGGCGGCACCTAATGGCCGTACCAACAATTAATGCAATAATTAACTTTAGCACTGGGCCTAGCACGGCACAAGCCATGCAATTAGATATTGGCATACTAGGCACAAACGTATTGGCTGATTCTGTAGCTGTAATTGTTGATGTATCTAGTCGAGTTAATTATGTGCAGACTAGCACAGGCCGTAGCCCATTAACTGATACATTCCAGACTGGCCAACTTACCTTACGCATCGTAGATCAGAATGGCGACTTTAATCCTACAAACCCTGCAGGGCCTTATTACGGCCTACTAACACCCATGAAAAAGGTGCAAATAACTGCTAACTACTCTGGCACTACTTACCCAATTTTCTCAGGCTTTATTACATCTTATGTAAACACTCAACCTAAAGATGCAACAGAGGTTGCCTATACAACTATACAAGCTGTAGATGCGATGAGGCTTGCCCAGAATGCACAAATATCTACAGTGGCAGGTGCTAGTGCTGGCGACCTATCAGGAACACGTATCAATGAAATACTAGATCAAATCTCTTGGCCAGCATCAATGCGACAAATAGATGCAGGTCAAACTACATTACAGGCAGATCCAGGTACGGCACGCACTTCTTTAGGTGCTATGCAAACTGTAGCCGATTCTGAGTATGGCGCTATCTATGTTGATTTCAATGGAGAGTTTGTATTTAAGGATCGTTTAACTGCTACTGCATCAATAGGTGGCGCACCTACAGTTTTTGCCGATGATGGCACAGGGATTATTTATGCAAATGCTATGTGGAAACTAGACGATAACCTGATTTTTAATTCAGCCCAAATTAGCCGTACAGGTGGGTCACCACAATCTGCTAGCAATCAAGCATCTATAGACAAATACTTTATTCACTCATATAACCTGCAGGATCTACTAATGCAGACCGATGCGGTAGCCCTAGATTATGCCAGGGCTTATGTAGCATCTAGAGCTGAGACAACCATCCGATGCGATGCCATTGAATTGGATTTATATACAACTAACTACGATGCCGGCATTCTTGCTGCCCTAGACCTAGACTTCTTTGATCCAATCACAGTTATCACAACCCAGCCAGGTGGGTCTCAGCTAGAGAAAACTTTGCAGATTTTTGGCGTAGCAAACACCATTACACCTAATTCCTTTAGGACAGTGTTTACAACGCTAGAACCTGTCATAGATGGGTTTATACTAGGCAACGTAGATTACGGTGTCTTAGGACAAAACGTCTTATCTTATTAAGGAGATAGAATGCCAACTTTTCCAGGCAATACTGGTGATGTAGTTACTTCTGCGATGTGGAATGGACTACCAGCCTTTACAGTACAGACCGCTAAGACAGCCGATTACACAGCTGCTAGTGGTGATGAATACCAACAATTAGTGCAGATGAATAAAGCAACTGCTATTGCATTTAAGTTGCCAACCGATGCTACCTATAATTTTGCAGTAGGTACAGTCATTACAGTATTAAATATAGGTGCTGGAACTCTTACAATAAGTGCAGTTACACCTGGTACTACAACAGTATTAAGTGCTGGCGCAACAGCAGCTTCACCAACCCTTGCACAATACAAATCCGCAGCGTGTATCAAAACTGCTGCTAATGCTTGGTATATAGTCGGTGCTATCGCCTAATGATAGGTAACCTAATTGCTGGTTTAACTGGTATTGGAGTGCTGCCTGTTGTAAAAGGCGGTTTTACTTTAGGTGGTTTTACTACTTCAATTGTGAACACTATATATAAAATAACATTTAGTACAGATACAACTGCTTCAATAAGCGCAACTTTATCTAATGCAGTTACTGGAAATAATGGTTATGCCTCAACAACCAATGGATACAGTGCTGGCGGTTCTGGACTTACCACTGTAGACAAATTGGCTTTTGCTACAGAAACAAGAACAACTTTAGGTACAGGTATGGCAGAGTCAAGAACTGGTGGATTTAGTTTTGCTTCCAGCACTAATGGGTATGTGGCAGGCGGTAGAGATGCTGGCGGAACACATCAAACCACTATAACCAAAATGTTATTTTCAACAGATGTTTTTAGTGCTTCCTCGGCATCTCTTTCAAGCAGTAGAAACATTGGTGCTTCATTTTTTTCTAGCAGTAATGGTTATTGTGCTGGCGGAGAAACTAATGCTGGTGCTGTTGTAACAACAGTTGATAAAATAAATTATAGTGGAGATAGTAGAACAACTTTAGGAACTGGATTGGCGGCAGCAAGATATTACAATAACGGTTTTTCATCATCTACTGCTGGATATTCTTTAGGTGGCTATAACTCTACTTCCTCTGCCTTGCAAACAGATGTTTATAAATTTTTATTTAGTGATGATAGTCGTACCACTTTAGGAACTGGTTTACCTGTTGGGCTTGGATATGCGCCAAGTGGTATTAACTCATCAACTGCTGGATATTTTATGGGCGGTTATAGTGGAGTGGAAGTGGCTACTGTTTATAAATTTACTTTTAGTGATGATAGCCGTTCTACTTTAAGCAATATGCCTGTTGCAATAAGAAGTGGTGGTGGGTTTTCTAATGTCTGAGTTAGCCAAAATTGCGCAATCACAAATTATTCCGAGCCGTAGCCGTTATCAATTAGAGCATTTTGTTATTGGTCAGCATGATACGCCAGAGATGAGATACCAACAGATTCTTATTGAGGGTGCAGATTTAACTATGAAAATTAAAATGGCTGAATTTGCTATGCAAAAAACAGAAATTGAAATAGCCAATCTTAATTTATCTGATGATCCTATTAAGTTGATTGAGGCTAAAGAAAAAGAATTAGGTTTATCATATTCTCGTTTAGTTTTAGAATCTGCGAGATATGAGTGGGCGGTACTAGAGGATTTATTTAAGCAATATCCTAATTATTCTTATGCAGATATCGAGGCAAATCAACCTGACTATTGGAAAGCAAGACTAACAAGACAAGCTGAGATAGACAAAGCCCAAGCTACACAAGGCATAAGCGCAGGCAATTTAACCTCTTTACTCAATGCTGGACTAATTGATCGCACCGCTGAATTGGAGAACAAATGAGATATTTTACTTGGAATACAATTTGGGATGAAGGATCAAAATATGGAACAACTCCTGAATCTAGCGTAATCACTGGCACGCTTGAAGGTGGTTTTGAATATGCAGGTACTTCTATCGTTGGATATGGTTCAGATGATGTAGATATTACAGGTCTTAATAAATGGTCAGTAGTTGAAATAACAGAGCAAGAATGTTTAAATTTTGCTTTAGCATTAAATCCTAAATGTTTTATTTTAAATGGCAAAGTAACAGCACCTAAAATCAATGAAGCCTAAACTATGCGCTGCTGGAGTTCAGTTAAGAGATCAAGTTGATACGTGGTTTCCAGATAGGCGTACTGCCAGTGATGGGTGGGTGGGCGATAGCCGTCACTCCGCCAGAAAATCAGATCATAATCCAGACAAGTTTGGGTATGTACGAGCAATTGATATTGATTCTGGGCTGGAGCCATCCGATGGGCTCGCACCTTATCTGGCTGACCAAATCAGAATCGCAGCCAAATCGGATTCACGCATATCATACGTCATCTTTAACAGGCGAATATGCTCGAAGATACTAAATTGGAAATGGCGAAATTACAAAGGCATCAACCCGCACGTTAAACATATACATATCAGTTTTACAACACTAGGCGATCTAAATGGCGCAGCGTTTGACATACCACTAATCGGAGGCAAGATATGAAGATAAGCAAGAAGCAAAAGGCAATACTAAAATCATACTTTAGAGGTGTGCTTGTATCTCTGCTAACATTTTTAGCAAGTAATGAATTGGGTTTAGATCCTGCAGTATCTGTAATTGTTGCAGCGCTCGCAGGTCCAGCAGCTAGGGCTCTAGATAAATCCGACAGTGCTTATGGCATCGGTGCTAATGAAGCATGACACCTACAGAGTGGGCTGGCTTTGGCGCTGGCGTTATGGCCGTGCTATCAGGCGGGCTAGTAGGATTACGTTTTTTAGTTAAAAACTGGTTGAACGAGTTGCGACCTAATGGTGGCGCTAGCATGAAGGATCAACTAACACGATTAGAAAAGCGTGTCGATGATCTCTTTATTTTAATTAGTAAGTCATAATTTTATTATGGCTAGCACTCGTAAGCGAAAGAAAATTAACAAGCGTGTGGTACGTAAATCACCAGACCCTTTATCTAAGCTAGAGGTGTTTTATATTGCTAAGCATGAGATGTTTAAAGCTGCACGTAAGGCTGGATTTTCAGAATCTGTATGCCTGTATTTAATGGATAGTCCATCATCTATGCCCGACTGGGTAGTAGGCGACAATGGCATCATCCCAACTATCCCTACTCCAGACGAGGATGACGATTAAGCGCTACTTAGTTATCAGTGATTTACAAGTGCCGTTTCATCACGAAGCAGCTGTAAAGAATGTAATTAAGTTAGCAAGGCGGGAGAAGTTTGA